TCCTTCTTCTTCTAATCCATTCCTATTATCTGTGGATGAACTTAGAAGTAAAGTCACGGGAGAAGAAACAGAGGCAGCGCCTGTAGTTGCTCCTGTTTCTAATATTCCTCCTAATACAGTTCCTTTAGCAGCTAGTGACGCATTTCCTACGGGTCTTGAAACAGGCAGCAGTGAAGTGGGAGAGACAAGGGAGGCTCGTCCTGTTCCTGACTCTTTTCCTGCTTTGGCTGAGGCAGTCAGAGAAGAAGCATATCGCTTTGCTAAGTCTTATGACCCTGCTTCTGTTGCTCTGGATTACATGGGAGACATAGCTTCTATTCCTTCTGCTGCCTATGGCATGAAATATGGTCAGAAATTGGCTGAACCTATAAAACACCCTTTAGCTAAAGGTGCTGTTTTTGTAACCGCTAGTGCTATCGCTGCTGGCTTAGGTCAGTTTTCGGGTGAAATAGCTAAAGACGCTATTAAGGGTGGCGAGGTTGATTATAGAAAAGCTATGGATAAAGCTGTAGAAACGGCTGCTTTTGATGCTGGAGGCAACTTAGTACTAGGTGGATTTGGTAAAATCAGTAGAAAAACTTTAGGAAAACTACGTGAGCTAGGTAAGATAGATAATTTAGACGCTAAAGGAGTAGCTCAAAAGTTGTTTGAAAAATACGGGACTACAATGACTCGTTATCAAATGACAGGCTCTACTTTTTCTAAAGCGGCTGAATTAATAAGTAGTTTAGGTTTAGACTTTAAAGGCAGCATAAAGAAAGTAACCGAGGCACAGCAACTAGCTTTATCTAAAGAACTTGATTCTTTAATGATAGACTCTCAGTCTCTTGAAGGCTTAGGTCGTCAGATTATTGATACACATACGAAATCTTTAAAAACCTTAAGGGCGGAATACGAACAAAGACAACAAGCTGTGTTTGCGTTAGCACCTGAAGGCGTTAAGGTTAAATTAAAGGGATTAAAACAAAAAGTACTAGCTGATATTAAAAAATCCGCTGGTGCTGAAAAAGTTACTAAAGCAAAACAACCTAACGAAATTGCTAAACAAGTTAATGACTCTTTAACTAACTTAAAAGATGAAGCTACTTTCAAAGAATTAGCCATTACTATAAGTAAACTAGCTAAGATGGGAAGAGCTGCAAAAAGAACTGGGGACGAAGAAGGAGCTGCTTATGTTTCTAGGTATCAAAACCTACTTGAAGATAGGATGGGTGCTGCTGCTGACCAAATAGGCAGTGGTTATAAAAAAGAACTGGACGAGTTGAGGAAATTTTATAGAGAAGGAACGTCTAAGTTAAATTCTCAAGTAATGCGTTCAGCAGTTAAGAACAAAAAGCCTTCACAGATAGGTGCGTTTTTAACCAGCAGCCCTGAAGCCTATTCTGATTTTAAAGTATTTTTAAATGAGTCAATCAAAAACGGCTCTATAAAAAGAAGTGAAGTTCCTCAGTTAATGAAAGAGATGCGCTCTGGTTATGTTAATAAATTAGTAGGTGACGCTCCTACTTTTGATGATTTATTAGCACTGAGGAAAAAGCTACAGAAAAAAGAAAAACGTGAACTTACTGCTAAAATATTAGGCGTTAATGACACTAAAAAACTTCAAGGAGTATTGGACGCTCTTGATATAGTTAAAGATCAGGTAGACGGAAACGCACGTTTTGGCTTAGTTGCTGCTGGTCAAACAGCGCAGTCTCTTAAAACTTTAGGTAGCTATGTGGTTACTTTGGGTGGTGCTGGTGCAACAGCATCAATGAATCCTGCTGTGGCTCTAGGGATTCTAGTCTCACCTACGGTTTTAGGCCATCTGGCATCTAAGGGCAAAAACTTCCGTAGATGGAAAGGAACTATTGCTTTATTAGATAAGGCTCAAAAGGCAGGTGATGATGAATTAACTAGAATAGCTCTTTCTAGGGCTGCTAATCTAGCTATTGATCTTGAGATTGAGTTATTCCCTGAAGAACAGAATGAGGATGAATAGTCATGGCAGGATTAATGGACTACATACGACAAGCTGACAAAAGCAGCTTTCAGTACGTACAAGACTTAGTTAGCGACGCTCGGCAGCTCTATGGTAAAGAAAGGTACGTTGAGGATAGGCCTGACAATACTTTCTTAGATCAGTATATTGAGCCTGAAATAGACTTAATGACTGACTCTGTGACAGGAGAACCAGTAGTTGAAACTTTGGAAGCTGTAGCTGAGGAACAGCCTAAGCAAGAAGAAGAAGAAGAAGTAGAAGCTCCTTTGACTCCAGAAAGAGCAGTGGACAAGGTAGAGGCTGTTTTTCCGTCTAAAGGCATTCTTAAGGAAATAGCTAAGGTTGAATCCCGTTTAGGTGAAGATAAAAATACTTATCGTAAAGGATACCATGGAGGCGTGATGCAAATCGACAAGGTTGGCTATGAAGCAACTAAAGATTTAAAATCACATCCTAAGCTAAAACAAAAACATGAAGCCATTGAAAAAGAGTTTGGTATTAAATGGACTGATACTAGCTGGGAAGACTTACGTGACCCTTTGCATAGCGTCATAGGTGCTCGTTTGTTCTTAAGTAACCTAGAGAAAGAGATACCCGATACCCTAGAAGGAAGAGCTGCTTATTGGAAAGATAACTACAATACGGTAGCAGGGAAAGGTACAGTAGCTAAATACTTAGAAAGACTTAAGTAAAAAAGAAGCCCCCAAGGAGCAATCCAAGGGGGCTTTAAGTTACCTAGAAGGGGAGAAACTAGGTTTTACTATAATTCACAAGCTCCACCAGCACAAGCGGCTTCACCGGCTAAGTCTGTGTTGTCTTGAGTTTCGACAACTTTGGTCAGGTCAATGTTATTGAGACTGCCTTCTAACAACTTGAAGCGTTCTTCTGTGATGTCTTCGAAAGGTGCTTGAATGTAAGTACCACCATCATATGGCAATACTGAGATACCATTAAAGCTATTTCGGTTCTTCCACATCCACTCGCCACACAATTCCCATTCATCATCTCTCAAAGAGATAGTACAGGACACGTTATGGCTGTTCTGGCCTTCTCTATGCCCCGTAGCGACCCATTCAGTGTTAAAACGTCCTACCCTATTAAGTAAGTCCAAAGGACTCTCTGTGCGTAAAATAGAGCCTTCTGGGGCTTTCTGAGGTATTTCGATAACTGCCTGAGCATCTGGGTTAAAGTACTCGTCCTCAACTAACTCAGGATGATTCTCTGCTAGATAACCATATAATGCTTCATTCTTACCTACACGCTGTCTACGGATATAGTAGTCATTGTGCCAAGCATGGATGCCACTAGACGTGCCTAACACACAACTAGAAGTACCTGATGGTTTTACTGTAGTGCATCGAGAGGACTTATTAATGCCAATTAGTTCAGCTACACGTTCATTCTCTTTCAAGACCTCATTAGCAGCTTCTTCTAAGTCATACTGTAGGATAGTACCACTACCGATACCTGTCTGTCCTACACCAATCAAAGCATCACGCTCTGTGGTCTCACGCCAAATCTCACGTAAGTAATGAAAGTTAGTATAACCAGCCTGTAGTGTACCAATAAGAGCAGCAGCACGACTACGTGCATTTAAGTCTTCTTGAGATGTTAAATCTGATACATTCAGCTCACATAAGTTGCAAAATTGAAAGGGACGTAGACCTATCTCGCAGCACGGGTTAGTCCCCCAGTCCTTATCGTTACTGAAGTAAACCCCCGGCTCTCCTGAACCAGACAATTCAACACGTTTCCATAGCTTCTCAAAGTCTTGCTTAGTTGCTCGGTGACGTAGAATGACAGCAGAGTTGTTAGCTCGTCCTCGCTGTGGGTTTTCTTCCCACCAGTTACCAGCTTTACAACCTAACATTGCATTATCGTCCATGCTGAACAAAGAGATAAGGGCTGCCCTACGGATACCACCAGCTAACACGGCATCAGCAATATAGCACATCATATCATGCACTTCTAAGGTAGTCAGTTGACGACCTACAGCTGTGTCTAACAGGCTTCGTAGGTTGTGTATACAGTCCTTAAGCGGCTGAGGGCCTGGGGCTTTACCGCCTGATGTGATCAACAGAGCGCCTTTAGGGCGTATGTCACGGAAGTCAAACTCTACGTCCATTAGTCCCTTGAAGTATGCCTCCATTAGAACCTTAACTGCATCTGCCCATCCTTCAATGTTGTCAGACACTAAGAACCTACGCTTTCGTTTCTTTACGCCTTGTACTTCTGGTAGATTACGTACATGATGTCGCTGTACTGAGTACCCTACACCTGTGCCTCCTAATAACAAGAACATTGTCTCACTGAACGCCTCTACGGCATCAACAGGTAAGTAAGCACAATTAAAAATACGATTAGGGGCAAGCTCAATAGGAGCACCACCAAATTGTAAAGAACGCATACTTGGCAGAACTTTCTTTTGGTAGACATGGGTGTAAGCCTCTTCGATCTCCTTAGCTAGTTTAGGGTACTTGCGTAAGTGCATTTCTTTGTTACGTGTAACCAGCTCTTCCCACGTTTCCCTACGCTGTACCTCAGGGATATATTTAGCGTACTTACTGAATACAGTAATGTTTGACAAAATTTCGTTGCTGGTTTCTAGTTTATTTTCGTTCATTTCAGTAAGTCTACTCCGTATTCTGTTTTCCAACTGATGTATTCTTCGTCAGTTAAAAAGTCTTTCATAATAGTTTCTATCGCCATGATACTCTTCAGTATATCAAGGTGGTCTTCTATATCCAGCTCAAACAATAAGCTCTCTTTTAAATCAAAGTGAAACTCTTGTAGATGCTGGACAACAACCTGATCGCACTGAGCATAGGTGAGTCGAATAGTTGTTGTTGAATTTAGCATAGTTTCTCCCATTAGTTTAGTTGCCGTATATCCTAGTAATCATCCTACAGAAGTCTGAACGGACAATATCATTAGGATTAAAGAATCCAGTTATACCCATGTACTCCTGTAAATCGCTATTACTTTCATATAGTTCAACTATGTCAGCTAAACCGCTAGATTTGCCCTTGGCAGCTTGCCTCAGGTCGCCACTGATAACAACTTTAGAATCCGTACCGATACGCTTCAGGAACATTTCCATTTCCTTAGGTGACGTATGTTGCGCTTCATCAAGCATTATGTAGCTATTGTCCCAAGAGCGTCCCTGCATATACTCAAAGGGTACAACTTCTATCGTACCATTTGCTACGTACTCTTCAAAGTGACCACTTAAATGCTTCCTAAGTACATCCGTGTACGGGACAACCCAAGCAGCCATCTTTTCTTCCATATCTCCTTTTAAGTAACCTATGGTGCGACTGTCTGATATGTTAGGACGACATAGTACAATCTTTCCTTCCTTTCGGTTATCTATCTTAAACTGAGCAGCTAAAGTAGCGGCTATGTACGTCTTACCTGTTCCTGCGTATCCTAATCCTATTGATACTACTTTTTCTTTTATGGACTCTATGTACTGTGACTGAGCCAAAGATAAAGGTTCTAACTGAACAGAGCCAGAGCTACTTTTCTTCCTTGCTATCTTCGCCATCCTTTTCACTACCTATTTGCAAAAGTACGATTTCACCTGTTTTCTTATGTGATTCTATAGCGGCCTGTACTAAGTCCATTATCTCTGATTCTTCATCTAAAGAATGCTTGTGGATTTTAAACTCTTCGTACATAGGCGCTAGAAAAAATAAGACTACAGAACCAAGTACTGCAAGCCCTGCGGCTAACCATACTATTTCCGTAAATAACGTAAGCATATAGTTATTCTTCCTCCCATACTGTACCCTTCTGGTACATTTGTATTGCCTTGTTTAAAGAACAATCATAAGCTCTCATTATCTCTTCAAACATTTCCATGAACATCATAAGTTACTAGCCATTAACGGATAATCACTAGCAGTCATACATACCCACTGTCGCATATCTAAGAACCAACGCTTTGCTCCTTCGGATGAAGTAAGCGTCTTGCCTGCTTTAGTAATTATACGTCCAGAAAGGATAAACGGGCCTTCTATGGGTCGTATGATTATATCAATAACTGCCAAGTATCCAGCAGGAATCTTATGCGACTGTGCTTTCTCTGTTAGAAAATTAGTATATACTGATACTTCCTTCTTGTTCTCACACACGATAGGTTCTTCTTTGGCTAAAGCTATCTGAGAGAATAATATCATGACTGTTAAAATTATAGTTTTCACTAGTAACTCCTAGGTTTAATTAAGTAACGCCCCCCAGCTAAAAGGGAAAAATTGTCCGATAATGTCAGATACTTGTCGAGCAAGCTCCTGTATTTCCACTTGGGAATTATCATTTGTTCGCTGTTTAACCATTCGTGCAAAAGCAGCCAAAGAACCAGTGACATAGTAGCTGGTGTACATACCTTGCGGCAATACCATACGTGCTTGTTCAGGGGCTATGCCTGACTCAATCATCTGAAAGTAAATCTCACGCATAGTTCCACAGCCTTCTTTGTACAGCCAATCAAATTGATTCTGTGCGTCTACGTCCAATCCGCTGCCTTGTTTAATACTCCCTTCTGGGCGAGAGCGCCAAGACTTAGGCTCGTAGAACTCAGGAGCATCATCAACATATCGCCTACTGATCTCATTACGAGTAAAGCCAACAATATGTTTGAACTCTTGTCGAGCAACAAAGATGGGGACTGTGTAACGTAAGGTAATCTGGGGATGGCTAAATGGTGTCCAGTGCTTATGCTTGGCTAAATACTTTACTAGCTTTTCGTCTTTTTCGTTAAGACATCCTACTAGTCCTCCTTCCCAATCCATATCCCATTCTGATTCTTTGTCAAAACTAACTCTCGCTGCATTAACTACAGTCAGGTCAGTTCCCATGTGGTCAATATATTCTGCTTCCATTAACTAAAAAACTCCTCAAGTTTTTCCTTTGTTGTTTTACTTCCAACAATCATCTTATCAGTACTATGGTTGTACAGCACAGGAATGCTTCGTAAGTCACGCTCTGCGATAAACAAAGCCCCTTCTGCGCTATAGGCATCAAGCATAGTTACTTTGTCGTCTAGCCCGTACTGGGATAACTGAGCCTTGAGTTGCTTACAAGCACCACAGTTTTCTCCCGTCAAAAAGGTAACGCTCATTTTATCTCCTATAAGTAAAAGTCTTCTTCAAAGTTAGTCTTCACAACTTCCTTGGCTGAGTCTAAAGCCATATAAGCTACTGGGTGATCTAAAGAACTATACACAGCCATTGTTCCTTCATCATCTATAGTCATAATGAAAAACTCTTTATCTGTGTGTGATGAATAACAAGCATCCAAACACTCCTTAGCCAGCTCGTAGTTACTCTGCGGCTCTGGTAGGTCATTAGCGTCAATAAGTTTCATAGTTATTGTTCTCCAGCTCAATTAGCAGCTCTATGTAGTGCTTGGCTTTCTTCAAGTCTTCTACGCCATTCTTATCTTTCCATCTGGTAATATACTTAACTACGTTGCCTTCTATGAAGCCTAACTTGTTTATGTGTATGTACTCTATAGGTTGAATGAATGCGTCTTTATAATGACCACCACCTACCTGTGTATTCAACGGATTAGTCATTTAAGTCGTCCTCTTGAAATTTATCCATGTTCTTCATAAGTAAATCCTCAAACCTATCCAAGAGCATTTCAGCATTGATCTCAAGAACTTCAAGAAGCAAATCAGCGTCATACTCTCGCAGTATTTTCTCTTTTAATTCTTCGTAAGTTGCAGACATTGTATGTACTCCATCATATCTGAGCACGATTCTTCGGTAAAATATGCAAAACCTTCTTTATCGCACCATTGCCCTAACGTCATTTTAGAGCCTTTCCTCAGTTTTTTCTTAGGGTCGCTAAACAAAAACACAAGCTCCCAGCCCTCTTCCTTTATAGAATCCCTTATGGAAGTATACTTCTGAGTATCGCCTACTCTAAAGAATCCCTTTGCCTCTATCAAGACCTTGGATTCATGGTACACAAAGTCAGGGGTATACTTCCTTTTAACTATGTAAGGAATAGCATAAGGCTCATAAAGATACTTCCTACCTAGAGCCTTAGCTAGTCTTTCCTCAAGACCACTCCTGTATTTTACTTTACTCAAGTTTTATCTCCCTGACTTTCGGCTCATTTTCTACCTTTGTTAAGTATCTTGGCCCATAACTGTAGGCAAATGCTCTTAAGTTCGGGTAACATGATTTTTTGTAAGAACAGTATGAGCACTTCATAGGGAGTTTCATGTTCCCTGATTTCCCGTCTGGTACTGGTTCTTGGCAGATTTTGGGAGGCTCTTTCTGCACCACCGCCTTTTTTAGGTATTCAATCCTTTCTTCAATATCCCAATTAATGTGTTCATGTATAGGGGCTTGGGTATCTTCTTCGTCATATACTAAACAAGTCAAATGCCCGTTTTGTTTATCCATAGCAAGCCAGCCGTACTTGGTCTCTCCTTCTGCTCTCGCATATCCTTTGTTTTGAGCTACATAACCGAAGGGGTCGTCCATTGCCAAAGTTCCTTCCTTGAACTTTTTGAAGCCGTATGTACTTGTAGACTTTACGTCAATGATTGTTCCATCAATCTTACAGTCCATATGACCTTTGATTCCTCTGACCTCCACTTGTTTTTGTTCGTCAGTTACATTGTGGCCACTTAGGCGTACTAGAAGCAGAAGCATCTCTTCGATTAAATGCCCATACATAAA